CACGAGTTTCAGTAACAGGGTTTTCAACTTTCTCAATCAATTGCATATAAGTCAAATGATCTTCTTTACCCATTACAGAACCACGAATACCAGACTCTAATACATTGAAGTTTTCACTGATAGTTTTAATTACACCATCAAGATCTTCTTTAGGGTTATGGTAGAAGTTTTCATAGATTTTGCTAATAGATTTGAAAGCATCTTTAACTGCTGGAGTATACTTAGCTTCTTCGAAGAATAACTTCTTAAGCTTAAGTCCTTTACAGTCAGCTTGGTTAGCAAATTCTTTTAAGAAACGTTTATCTTTAGAACTTACATAAGCCAATGTAGATACAGCATCATTGTAAGATTTACCATATGCTTCTACGATAGACTTTAAGTTCTTACGGTATACGTTATATAGGTTTTCACTTACGGCTTTGTATTTGACTACATTACCATCAGCGTTTAATACACCACGATAAAATTCTTGTAGCCCTTTAGCTTCGTGGTTACGGATATCTTCTACTAAGGAGTACATAAATTGCTTACGAGAAATATCACATTTACCCGTAACCAACTTATTATCAGTAGCGTCCATAATATAACTAAAGGAGAATTGTTTATTTTCCATAAGTTACCTCATTAAGCACTAAGTTTGTTACTTAATAATGAATGTAAAGATTTTATAGCTAGGTCTCTAGATTTAATAATATTGCAGTAAGTATCACATCTAGACATCTGTAATGATGTATAGATGCCTATATTATTAGCTATAATATTTTGTATATTAGAATTTTCAGATACATCACTATTATTGAAGATATATTCCAATTGGGATTTATATGCATTGATATCATTAATGATATCATCTCTAAATTTAGATTCATCCATTCTAGAACGTACTTTTTCATAATTACGTAACTGTAATATTAGCTTAGCACTAGAATCTGTGTTTAGATTATTAGCATTACGCTTCATATCTTTAAATAAGAATACTATACGCTCTCTTTCACTATGGATATCATTCTGTAAAGCCATGATTTTATCATCATCTCTTTCGCTTTTAGATATCTCTTTCGATAGAGAGAATATTAGTTCTTTGATATTACTTAGTATAGAATCATTTAATGAGTCTTTTATATCATTACCCCAATCTGATAAGTTATATAGATTAGTATTATGGTTAATAGATTCATTAACTGTAAGCATAGTCTTCAAATCATCTATGAATTCACTAACTGGCATTTTCTTAAGCATGCCAATAGTTTCATTTACTAGATTACGTACTATTTGGTTAGCCTTCCTAAAATAAGACATAAATACTTTAAAGTACTTATATACATGATTCTTAAAGAATGATATAATCTTCGATATGATATTATATATCTTCCTAACAGTGCTAAACATGCCCTCGTTTATAGACAGACGATGTATCATTGTATCTTCTAATATAGAATTCATAATATAGGTGGACTCTAGTAGACTATCTATAAGTATAATCTTTTCTTCATTTATAGAAAAAGTTTTTATATACATAGCACCACCTAAAACAAAAATAAATTATAAGGTATGAGGATTACCCCCATACCTTATAATTTTATTTACCAGGAATATCTATTATTTGTGGTTAGCAGCTTTAGACCAAGCGCCACGTGCACATTTCAAGTAGATTTTCAAAGCTTCTAAGTTAGCTTTAGTTTGAGTTGTGTAGTTACGAAGAGTTGTGTTAACTGCACCTTTAGCTTTAGCGAATTCTTTATCGTCTTTAGATTTGTCTTTAAACCATTTTTGTAAACGATCAGCTGTATCTTTAACATTTTTAAGTATGTTTTTGTGTAAAGATTGAAGGCTGTTACCGTTAACTAATAAAGATTCTACGCTATTTTTAACTTTAGCGAATTCAGTTTCTTCGATACCACCTGTAACTTCTTCTACAAGTTTGGATACGCTTAACGCTTCAACTTTGCTATCGCCATTCAAACCTTTCAAAATGTTTTCATTAACGAAGTCTTTCTTGATACCTTCGAATACTACATTTTTAGGGAACTTAACTTTAGCTTCGCCAGCTTTTTCGTTTTTAGCTACGGCATCTTTGTATTTGTCGTATACTTTTTTATTATCAGCAACGAATTTGCTAATAATTTTTTGTACGAAATCGTTTAACCAAGTTTTGATTTTTGCGTACCATTTTTTGATGAATTCAACTACTTTGTCGTAAGCATTTTTCAAAGTTTCTTTGATGCTTTCTTCAATAACTTCAGGTTCAGCACCTTCAGAAAGAAGTTGTTGTTCACGGAAATCGGAACGGATAAGATCTTGGAATACTTCATGATCAAAGTCAACACATTCAACCATGATTTCATCAATACCATATTCTGTTTGGTATAATTCTTTATTTTCTAAAACAACGCTATCATCGATAATAGCAGATTCTGTGTAAAAACCCATTTTTACCTCCAGAAAAAATAATAAAATTAACGTTAATTTTACAATGCTCTATACCTTATTGTTATTATATTACTTTAAAGCATAGCTCTATTGTGCTGCAATATTACCAGTCTTAATTGAATCAGCATTTAGGCAAGCATTAATAATACTCTTAGCTGCAAATACCTGGTTACGGATAATTTTACCCTGAGCATCTAATAATTTAGATAGAAGCTTTTGGTTGGCGTTCATTACCATATTCATAGCAGTAACTAATTTAGTATCAACTAAAACTTTACCACGTAATTTAACAAGCTCATTTACAGCTTTATCAGCTTTACGTTCAATCTCACGTTCAAACTTATCAGCATCAGATAATTTAAACTCTCTAGAGAACTTGATAATCTTTTCGATATTCTCTACTACGTCGGCTTTAGTATATTCAGCATCAGTACCAGCATCGAGAATTGTGGATAGTTTAGTATGAGCATCTTCAGATTTGGTTTTAAAATTATTCATAAGATCGTCTAATACTTTATCGGTATTATGACCGTTAATATTAACACCAGTAGCATTACCTTCGGCAATCTTAACGAAGTCCTGGATATGATAGTCGATTACATCAGCAGTATCTTTCAAGTAAATTTTATCAGCTAAGAATGCAGACTTGCCACCAAATACTCTAAATTTAATACCATCAGGTAATTTCTTAGCACCAGCAATAATAGCTTCTTTCTTTTCAAGCTTATCACGTAACTTACCATAATATTTATGGACAAACTCTTTAATCTTTCTAAAGTATTTAGATACGAAATCTTTAATCTTTCTAAAGATAGTTTTTAGTTTGTCTAAGAATTTACGTAAGATACCCTCTTTAACTATAGGTGATTTCTTTTCACCATCAGAAGATTTATCATCTTTCTTATTATCTGTAGTAGAAGTATTGTCATCATCAGATTTAGATTGTTGCTTATTGATTACCATTAAGGCAGTAGAAGCATTATTAACCTCATTTACAATAAGTACAGCCATCTCTTCTACTACAATAGCATCATCAAGGGCATTAAAAACATAAGAATCGTTCATATTATTTTCCTACCCCTTCTCTTCTTCTATTTTCATAGCAATCTTACCAGCTTTAATAATTGCGCTAGTAGCGGCCGCTAGTATATATTTATTAGTTTCTTGATAGAAAGTAATACATGAGTGTACAAGCTTACGATATTCTGTAGAACGAATAACAAATGCAGTTGCTTTGAATTTGTCTTTTTCATCCATATCCGTTTTATTTATACCTTTCATGTATAGCTCACCAAGTTTACCAAATACTTGTCCAAGACTATTTAAGTGTTTAACATTATCAAGATTAGAATTCATTTGTTTGAGATGCCGTCCTTGATCTAAACATACACCCAAATACCTATATACAAGATCTGGACCAATTTTGGCACCAAGGAATGTTTCTCGTCCTTCTCCGGATTTAACATAATCTTCTTCGAATAAGTATTTAGCACGAAGCTGTTCAATAACTGGTTTAGTACGATCCAAATCAAACTCTTTGTATAAAGCATCTAATACTTCATCTTTACTTTTAGCATTTGTATCATTTTTAGGACCATGTTTAATCAAAGGTACTAATGTTTTATCTAAGTGGTCTAAACCATTTTCTTTGTACATGGTAATATTAACACCTTTAATACGCTCAGCTACCTCTTTTTGATGTTTTTCGATAAGCTTACCGTATTTCTTTACTGCTACAGTATATTCGCCAAAGATTTTGATTTTAATCTTTTCCCAAATACCTTTGAAGAACTCATATGCTTTCTTAGCCCATTTAACGATAGCAGCTACTACACGTTTAATTGTATTCTTGATCGTATCCATCACAGATTCAGTAACAACAGAGTCTGTTTCACCAGACTCTGTCATAACTAAAACTTGGTCATCTTGTTCGAGTAAGAAGTCCCGCATTTCTAATTCAAATGCAGAGACTTCCTCGATAAGATCTAATGGATCAATCGTTTCATAGTTTCCTAGAACGAATGCCATTAATAAACCTCCATATCAATAATATCATCAATATCAAAAGCTTCTGTTTTAGAAACTTTTTGTGATAATAAGAATTTACAGATATTATGAGCCGCTGTCATATTACGACGGATAGCTTCAAATTGTTTATATACAGTATGGTTAGCTGCACGAATAGCACCAACTTCAATTTTAACGAAGCTTTTACCAGCATCTGGTAAGTATTTACCAAAACCGATCGTAGTATAATCTAAGTGGCTGAATTGTAATAATGCATCTTGGTAGCCAGTAGATAAACGTTGAAGTTTGGACCAGTCCCAATTTAAGAAATCAATAATTCTATCAATATTCTTAGCAATGTACTCATGGCCAATATCCATAGTGTCTATAGCGCTATCTTTAACAATTTCGTTATAGATTTTATCAGATAATACGTCTTTACGACTACCAACAATAGATTTTGCAACAACCTTAACTGTATTTATAATACCTTTAGCCATACCTTTCACTGTAGTGATAGGGTTGATATGACTAAATAAAGGATCACCATTCAAAGTATATACTTTGAATTTTTTATTATATCGACCACTAGCAGCAGCTGCTTTGATATGTTTGATATTTTCTGATGTCAAGATATCTTGAAGATCATGTAAAAAGTCTTTATTGAATTGGTTAATTAAACGCATAAAGCTTTTAGTGACAGATTTGATATATGTATCAGTAACAGATTCATTCAATACACTATTTTCGTCATTAACTAATGCAGTATATTGTTCCATAACCAATTCTTCAACATCTTCTAGACCAGAAGTATATTCATTAAGACAAGTATCGTCTAAATTAGAATCTAAATCTGTACAGTCTTCATTCATGAATTCTTCTGCATAGTATTCATCTAATTCAGCAACAGCTTCTTTCATAGCAGCACGGCGATAATCTGCAAAGTATTTTACGTAGTTGTAAATTTCAGTTGCAGTTTTATTTGTATTCTTAATTTGAGTAGTAAATACATTAAGCATGCCTCGGTTAACTTCACTAACTACTGATAATAATCCAGTTAAAGCTTGGTGTGCAAGATCGGCGTTTGGCTGATCTTTAAATTTACCTTCTAAATTCTTAATAGTAGTATTAAGATGAGATTCAAGTTCTTTAATACGAGTCTCTATTATATGTGTAGCATTTTCTGTACCACGTGCTATAAATTTACCATTAGCAAATTCAGCAATATCTTTAAAATGTTTAGACACATAATCCATATCTAATGTCATTGTTGTAGGATTACGATTAGCTACAGCTTGTTTACTCTCTTCAAATTCTTCTTTAATGGTATTGAGCAACGCAACAGCAGCATCTCTATCTGGCGCTTTGAAAAATTTGTTTACAGTGTCACGATAACTATCATCGACTTTACTAATAGACTCATACCCTTTATTGATAATATCATTATATAATTTAATGTCAAAAATATTATCGATTTTACCATCAAACCAACTAGCATTATCTACTACAATCTCGAATTTCTTATTTCTATCTAAACGTTTACGGCGTTTAATTTTAGCACCTATAAATTTAGATTTCTTAGGAGCATCATCTACAGGAGTTGCTGCTGGTTCAGATGTTGTTGTGTGTGTATAAGTGCTAGATGTATTAGAGCTAGTACTACTAGTTGATGTATTAGAAGATTGTGTATCTTCTACATCATCTTCTTCATCATTATCAGCATCTTTAGAATCAGTATAAGACTTAGGATCTTTTAAAGTTTCTTCACACGCTTTAACATCTGCAGGTGTTACTTTAGTATCATTCTTCTTTTTAAATAGATCTCTAAATTTCTTAAGGTACTTAACTACAAAGTCTTTAATAGCTTTAAAGAACTTTTTAACCTTTTCCCAGATATTAGACAATACACCTTCATTGACATATTCGGTGTCATTTATATCTTGTAAGTCGGCTAATGCATATTCCAGCATAACCTCCTCTTCAAATAAACATATTTCGTTCATATTTAAGCTCCTCTATTAATAATGCTTAGAATATATTGGGAATCAAAGTATTGACGATCCTCAATTTCTGTTATATATTCATCATCAATGTTCAAATCAAGTCCTTCTACGTCTTCATTAATAAGATCAGAACCATAGAACTCATCAAGCTCAGTGTATTCACGTAAAGATTCGTATTTACGATAGTCAGCACATGCTTTTACGTAATTATAGATTTCTGTAGCCACTTTATTAGCATGCATAAGTTGAGTGGTGACTAACTTGATTACAAAATCAACCATAAGTTTTGAGCTACTCATTATAAGATTTAGGGATTTTATACCTGCATCATAATTGCGTCGATGTAACCCATTAGCTTCTTCATCTGATTTAAGTTCATCCATCATTTTTTTGAGAGGATCTACTCGGGCCTCTAAATTGTCAGTATACCACTTAATATGATCTTTTATACCTTTGATAAGATCAGAAATATATTTTTGATCCATCATTTTAATAATAGTTTTGAAGTTTTTGGTTACAAAATCCATATCAATGATATCATCAACTTCACTATATACACATGATTCTTTAATTTTTTTATGAGCAGCTTCAGCTTCACCTAAAAACTCGTCTGCCTTATCACCTACTAAATCTTCAAGTCTAATAGATTTATTCAGTTTCCATAACGGGTCTGCCGCACCTTTGTCTGATATAGTTGTATATATATCTTCTTGGAATATAACTAATAAATCCTTAACACGTTCACCATTAACCATAATAGTTTTAACTTTAAAAGTTTTGTCTTTAGATAATTTAGCACGGCGAACAATCTTGCGATTAGACTTAGATCTGATGAATTTTTTACCATTCTTTGCAGGCTGTGCTGGTTCTTCGACATCATCCATTACAGGATCAGTATCACCATTAGGAGTATTATCTTCTTTACCGTCTTTATTATCAGTATAAGCTTTAGGGTCTTTTAAAGTTTCTTCACAGGCTTTAACATCATTTGGTGTTACCTTAGTAGATTTCTTTCTGAATAAGTCTAGGAACTTATTGAAATATTTAACTACAAAGTCTTTAATGGCTTTAAAGAACTTTTTAACTTTTTCCCAGATGTTAGACAATACGCCTTCATTGACATAGTCAGTGTCTAATAAAAGATCTTCTGTAGAATATTCTACAATATGATTCTCTTCATATATAAAATCAAGTTCCATTTATACCTCCGGTATTACTTCACTTAGTAAAATGCTAGTTATATATTGGGATTCATTATAAATACGACGATCTATATTTTCAATATAATCATCATCTATATTACAGTCTAACCCATCAGTATATTCTAATAGCAAATCTTGTGCATAATAATCGTCTAAATCTGTAAATTCTTTTACCAATTTATACTTACGATAATCAGCACAAGCTTTTACGTAATTATAGATTTCTGTAGAAATATTTTGTGTTACCAATATATGACTACATAATGATTTAACACAATTTCTTATCATATCTATAATGGCTAGATACGCTCCAGTTAGAATATGGGATTTTGCTTTAATAATCGCACGATCTACATCAGTCTCGTAACTAAAAACAGCTTTTTCGGCATCCCGCCAAGTCATATCAGGATCAGGACGATTTTTGTAATATCTGTTAATCTCATCTTTCCTATCGGATGACATTTTTGTATCAAGTTTAAATTCATCCTCTATAAGTTTACTTACATTTCTGGCTTCTGAAGATATCTTAGCATCAACAAACATTTTATCAGCAAGCGTTCTATAAATATCAGTTAATGCCTTATCTACTTTTTTAAAGTTATCTTTCACCCATTCCATACTAAATTCTATAGTAGTAGATTTACCATCATAATCTTTCTGATTTTTAAAATTATCACAAAGCTCCTCAGCATATTTTTCTAACTCATCAACTTCGCTGACACGTTTAGCATTTTTTACTTTTCTAACCGTATCCATAATTTTACCTGTAAAATCAAGAATCGGTCTATTTACTTTACTAGAAGCCTTTTTATAGATAGACAAATCTAAAGCATCGTCTGGTGTACGATATAAATCGTGACCAAATCCTTTGAATACTGCTTTAAATTTTTTATTCATACTAAGCTTAGCTCTTCGCTTGATATTATGATTAGTTTTAAAGCTACCAACTTGTGTAGTTTTACCACTAGCATCCGTCCATTTATCGTTAGATGATGTAGCCTCTGTGTCAGTACTATAAGATGATGGGTCATTTAATGTATCTTGACATGCTCTAGTTGTAGCTGGGTCATTAACTTTTTTCTTAGATCTGATTAAACTAACTAATTTATTCCACATTTTGGACAAGAATTCTTTAAGCTTTTTATAAGCAGCCCTTAACCATGCAATAATACTAGTTATAATAGGTCCTTCATTTATTATCTCTATATCAGACAGAGTGCTTGATAAACAAGCACTCTCATCTGCAAAGTAGTCTAAATCTATCATAATATCACCCATTCAATAAATCTACTAAGTAATATTCTTCTTGGATATTGCGTAACTCAGCATCTTCAAGGAATGCATCATCTAGATTAGATTCTAGAATAGATGAATCTATACCTAATTCAGAGAATTCTGTAAAATTATTATAGTACTCATCTACCATTGCCATTTCTTTAATACGAGCATAATTGATAGATTCTGCACAGTTATTTACATATGTGAAGATATCAATAGCACTACGATATAGCATAGTGATTTCTTTAGAGAAAGATGATACTAAACGAGATACAGTTGTGGAAATAAAATTTAACATAACAGCAATCTCTTTAGATCTTGAATTTGCATTAGAGAAACTTGCTAAGTCTAGTCTGGCATCTAACTCAGCATCAAATCGTTTCTTAATATTTTCTAATTCACGTTTAAGTGCATCAATATCTTTCATTAAAGCCGATTGATACTTGTCTACTGCAGATTTAGCTGTAGTACCTAAAGCAACATCACCAATTTCTTTAAAATGGTCTTTGATGAATTTCATATCTAATCGTCTATCAGTGAATACTACAGTAGCAGCATCAGCAGCATCTTCGAACCATTTTTCATAATCTTCTTTTTCAGGTGTTCTGGCATTAAACATCCCAGCGCCTGCATTTTGAGCTGTACGTTTAATAAATTTTTGTATACCAGATTGCATACCTTTACCAATTTCTTTAGATTTTTCTACATACTCATCTAATACAAATGTCTTAGGTAGAGGAATAGTTGTATCTACAGTTACAACGAAAATACGTTTAGGATCTAAACGCATACGTCGTGCAAATTTCTTACCATTGCTACGTAAGAAATTCTTTTTGGCAACTACAACTTTACCATCTTTATTCGTTGTAGTATCATAAGTATTACCTGTAGGCATATCAGCTTTGGAAGCTTTAGATGGGTCTTGGTCTACAGTATCAGTAACTGGTTGATATGCACTTTCATCATGTAAAATATTATTACACTTAGCGATAGCCTCTTTAGTTACTTTCTTTTCTTTAGCTGTACCGAATAAGAATTCTTTTAGCTTATTAAAGTATTTCATAACGAACTTACGTATCGTTTCAAATACTTTCTTAATTTTTTCTTTGATCTTAGATATAATCCCTTCACCATCACCCTCTAGGAGTAAGTCATCAGAATTATCATCATAGATCAAACTTTCACATACCAATGCAAACTCATCAGTAATGTCTTGTAATTGATAGTCTATCATTGATTTATCCTTTATACAATAACAAATTCAATATCTAATTGATTTTCTTCAGTATTAGCTGTATTGACATTCAAGAACTCAGGAATACGTCCAACTATCATTTCATCTCTACGATAGATATGCTGAATACCAGGACCATACCCATTGAATTCTAAGAACTCAAAGTAAACTAATACGTCTTTATACTTATCAGTAATATACGTGATAAGATTAGGTATATGAAGATCATTGATTTGAGTAGTATCTTCGATATATAATCGAATATCATTCTTAATCAATGTAATCATCTCTTTAGTACTAGTATTGATAAACTTAACTCGGAATCGTAAACTTAAGTTAGTTCTATTCAA